TGTGTTAGTGTATGCTTGTGGTGCTATTGCATTTATAAGTGAAATGATTAAACGATTTACATAAGAGGAGAACATGAGTAAAAGAAGAATGTGTAATAGAAGAGGAGACATATCTGAACTACAAGTTGCTACTCACTATTTAGAGAATGGATACGAAGTGTTTAGAAATGTATGTAGTACAGGACTAATAGATTTAGTAGTCATTTGTCCTAATACAAAACAGGTTTTTTTGTATGATGTAAAGACAATGACTGAATATAAGAGAGCAGATAATCTAGTAAATATATATGCTAATCCCACATCCGAAGAACAAAGAAAGTTTGGTGTGGAAACAGTAGCATTATATAAGAATAAAATATATACAAACCCAATTAGAATAAAGGAGAGATACAATGAAAATACATAGAGTAGTACAAATGCTAGGAGCAACAACAAGCACAGGTAAATTAGCAGATGATATGTATGACTTAAATTATAAGACATACTATTCAGAAGCAGAGGGTAGAGACATACCTATTTCACACATGGACTTTCAACATTTAGTCAGAGCATTTGTTAAACTTAATGAAGAAGATATTAAAAATAGGCACGACAATCATGTAAAAACTTTGTATGCTGATACACGAAAGGCTAATGATATAGTGTCTAAGGAAGCCTATCAAGTCATGTGGGATAACTGCGAGAAGTTAAAGAAAGACTTGAAGAAGACTGATGACATTGTTGAAAACAATGACAGAATATATAAGAAGAACTTGCAAGAGCAAGAGGATAAAATCCTAGAGTTAACTACACAGATAGAAAACTTACAAGAAAGATGTAACAATAAAGATAATATCATGGAAAGTTTACGTGATAGACTATATGATGCATCATCTTTACAAGGTTGTTACTACACCTTTACAGAAGTACCACAAGATTCAGAAGGCAATGCCTTTATCAAGAACTGTAAAAAGTATTTGAATAGAGATTCCTATAAGATAAGAGTAAGAGGACAACATCTCAAACCTGAATTGTATGGAAAGGGTAGAGCATATCATGGTGCTAACATGGAAGATTCTACACACATGAGAGTTTATATTGACACAAAGAAAGGAGACTAACAATGGCTACAATAGATTTAACTGAAGGTACACACGTACACAAATCACCTGAGAGAATCAAGTTAGAAAAATGTCGTGAAGCACTAATGAAAATGATACCTAAGGATGGTAGCACAGGTCGTAACACAGATTGGCTTATCCGTATTTGTAATATAATAGAAGAAATAGAAAGGGAAATATAATATGTGGCATAGAATACAAGATTTCTTTCAAAAAGATTTCAATAAAAAGTATGGCGAAGGTACAAAGTTTGACCTTGACTATGGTAAACTGTTAATTATAGGACTGTGTATTTACATAGCGATAAAGGTGTAATATGAATATAGATAAAGGCATAGGAATGTTTGTAGGATTGGCAATAGGAGATGCCCTAGGTGCACCTCTTGAGTTTAAGAAACCAAGAAGTCCTAAAAGATATCTTACTAAATATCAAACAGGTGGTGCACATAATGTATCTATAGGTGAGTGGACAGATGATACAAGTATGGCACTAGCTATGGCTAAATCTATATTAGAGAAGCAAACCTTTGATGCAGACGATATTATGCAAAAGTTTTGCAAGTGGTACACAGATGGAGAGTACAGTCCAAGAAATAAATGCTTTGACATAGGTGGTACAACTTCAGTTGCATTGAGTAGCTACCTTGTAGACTACGAGGATTCAGACTTCTTACAACCATATAGAGGTAGGACAGCACATGATTCGTCAGGCAATGGAGCATTGATGCGACTTGCACCTGTCATCATGGTTGCTCAAAATCCCTATCATGCTATGCAATTAGCTACCCAACAGACGTTGTTGACACATGGAAGTAATACTTGTGTTGATTATTCTGTGATGTTAGCTGAAGAATTATATTATGGCTACCCTATAACTAGATATGACAATGAAAAGTTACCTATTGACATAGACAGAAATGATGTCATGTCAGGTGGGTATGTCAAAGAAACATATCAATGTGCATGGTGGGCATTTCAAACAACAGATAACTTTGAGGATTGTGTTATCAAGGCAGTTAATCGTGGACATGATGCTGATACATCAGGTGCAGTAGCAGGTATGATTGCAGGTAGACATTATGGCTACACAAATATACCATCACACTTCAAAGACAATTTGATGTGGCGAGATGAGTTGTTTGAGACTGCTAGAGATTTATGTAGTATGGAGTATAAAAATGCAACACATTAAAAGTTTAACAGACCTAACAAATGAATACTATTTATCTAGTGATTTCAATATGTTAGCAGATAAAACTAAAGTAGACTATCAATACTTTTTAGGTGTCATGTTAGGCACATCTGTGGACACTAAAAAATTGTCAGCAACCCAACTAAAAAATATGTCAGGTGCAAAGGCTAGACGAGCATATGAAGTGTGGCTAAAACGTGGTATCTTTATGGCTAATCATGTTTGTTCTGTGGCAAGGAAATTATATTCATTTGCTATGGAGATGGGGTATGCTGAATCAAATCCTTTTGCTACATTCAGGCGAAAGGCAACACAAACTAGGAAAGTTGTGTGGACAAAGGAACAAGTGTGTCAATTTCTTGACTATGCCTATAGTGATTTCAAGTACAGAAACATAGGATTGATTGTACAAATGGCATATGAATGGTGTCAGAGAGTAGGAGACATGAGAACATTAGAGTTTTCTAGCATAGATTTTGATAAAAGTGTGTTAAATTTGCAACAGTCTAAGAGAAGAAGTGTAGTACACCTGCCTATTTCTCTTGACTTATTAGAAATGCTTAATCAACAGAAGGAAGAGTATGGTTTTCAGTCTTATGTTGCACCCTACCCAACTGCGATTAGAGGTGCATACAAGCCTTATTCCCTTCATAGGCTATCCAAAGTGGCTAGAAGGACAATGAAGCTCTGTGGACTGCCTGATGAGCTACGAATAGCAGACTTACGTAGGACAGGTACAACTGAAATGGTAGAAGCAGGTGTATCTATGGGTCAGATTATGTCTGTCACAGGTCATGCAAACCCCAACAGTGTGAAGCCTTACATGAAGAATACGTATGCTTCTGCTGAAAATGCATTGACAACTCGAAAAAACTATGCTATAAGCACAGATAACGTGCCGAGCAAATAATATTATATATACATATAAGTGAGATATACAAATGAATATTTATAACTTTGTAACTGATTTACAACTAAGTGTAGGAGAAAGTAAGAGACTTACTTGCCCTAGCTGTAATGGATATAAAACATTTACTGCTACTAACAATATGGGTAAACTTCTGTGGAATTGTTATAAGTCAACCTGTAAGATATCAGGTTCAACACGTGTGCATTTATCTGTAGATGATATACGTGATGCAATCACAAATGATGTATTAGATTTTGATAAAGAGCATTTTGATATGCCTGAGTACGTAGTGTCACACAACTACAGGCGAGAGGTCATGGACTTCTGCGAACTGTGGGATTTAGATTGTGACAAATTGAATCTACACTATGATGTCAAGGACAAGCGAGTAGTATTTCCTGTCGAGCATAACGATACAATCGTTGATGCCGTTGGTAGGTCAGTAACTAAGTTATTGCCTAAATGGAAACGATATGGAAAAAGTGACTTGCCTTTTGTTCATGGATATGGTAGGGTAGCAGTTGTTGTTGAGGATTGTGTTAGTGCATCTGTGGTAGGTAGTGATGTATTAGTTGGGGTAGCTGTGTTGGGTACGTCATTGGCAGAGTCACACAAGAGGTATCTCTCACGATTCTCAACAGCGATTATAGCACTTGACCCTGATGCCTTGCCAAAGACACTATCATTTGCAAAAGAATTACGAGGACATGTGCACGATATTAAAATAATTAGATTGACAGATGACTTAAAATATCGTACACCTACCGACATAGAAAATTTAATGACCTTAACCCCAAAGGAGTAACAACATGGAATTATCATTAATAAGAAGTCTTATGGATAAATCATTCTATGATGACCACAGAGGTGCTAAGTGCCCTGACAGGTTATTCAGTAAGGATGTTCGTAAGATTAAACAAACCCTAGATAAAGCAATAGATATCTATGAGAGAACAGTAACACCTGATGAGATAGAAGCATTGTTCTTAGCTAACAATCCATCAATGACTACTGCACAGAAACAGGGATACACTGCTTTATTTAATAACATCAAGAAGGAGCAACCACTTGGTACAGACATTGCACAAGAAGTACTATCGAAATTGTTTCAACAAGTCGTTGGTGAAGACATTGCCAATCTTGGCTTTGACTACGTTAATGGTGCTAAATCCTCTCTTGAACCCCTTAGAAATCTTCTTGAGTTGTATGGGGATGATTTTACACCTAACCTTAACATAGAATGGGATGACATTTCTATTGAGACATTGCTTGCTAAGAATGACTTAGAAGCTAGATGGACATTCAATATACCTAGTCTGACACGTAAGTTAGATGGTATCAATGCAGGACACTTGATTGAGGTAGGTGCTAGACCTAATACAGGCAAGACATCTTTCCATGCATCACTGATAGCTAGTCCAAATGGATTTGCTCATCAGGGTGCTAAGTGTGTTATACTCTGTAACGAAGAAGGTTATCACAGAGTTGGTGCAAGATACTTGACGGCAGCCACAGGTATGACTGTGCAAGAGGTCAAGAAAAATCCTAGTCAGGCACACACTAGATATAAACCTGTCTTTGATAATATCAAGATACGTGACGCATCTAATCGTGACATGGCATGGGTGGAAAGTGTGTGTAAGGCATACAAGCCTGACATTCTAGTGTTGGACATGGGAGATAAGTTTGCTAGGACAAGTGGATTCTCTCGACCTGATGAAGCATTGAAGGCTAACGCAATACATGCTAGGCAGATTGCCAAGACGTATGAGTGTGCAGTCTTTTATATGTCACAGTTGTCTGCTGAAGCTGAAGGTAAGATTGTATTGAACCAAGCCATGATGGAAGGCTCACGTACAGGAAAAGCCGCAGAAGCCGACCTTATGATTCTCATAGCTAAGAATCCACAGGTAGAAGGACAAGACGAGGAAGATGTACAGAGACATCTTAATATAGTAAAGAATAAATTATCAGGTTGGCATGGTACAGTCCACTGCGAACTTGACTACAAGACAGCGAGGTATACAGCATGAAGCTAACACTTGACGTAGAGAATACCGTTACCCATAGAGGTGGTAAGTTGCACCTTGACCCATTTGAAGAGAACAACAAGCTAGTAATGGTGGGATGTTTAACTGACAAAGGTCAGGAATATTTATTTAGAGATGACTTCACAGGTGTACAGGAATTACTAGATGAAGCTACAGTATTGATAGGACACAACATTGTACACGATTTACTATGGTTGTGGGAATGTGGATTCAAGTATGATGGCACAGTCTTTGACACCATGTTGGGTGAGTACATACTACAACGTGGGCAGAAAGAACCATTGTCGCTAGAAGCATGTGCAATTAGGCATGACCTAGATACAAAGAAACAAGATACTATGAAAGAGTATTTCAAAAATCATACGTCTGTTGATGAGATACCACACGAAGAGTTAGCTGACTATTTATCTGCTGACTTGAAGGCTACTCAACAGTTGAGTGATTCTATTTATAGGAGACTTAATACGATTGATAATGCTAGTCTTATGGAAACAGTATTGTTTACCAATCAGGTAGCAATCACG